ATTTCTTTAAATTCATTACAGACTGTTATTGCATAACTTATTTTCATATCTTAACTAGGTAATACCCCAATATACGAAAGGGCTTCCATAAAATCACGTTCTTCAAACATCTTCATGGTAGTCATATCCATTCTATTTTCATAAAATTTATCCTTTTTACCGGGGATTGGGTATTTTTCTTTTTCTTCTTCTTGAACTTTTACAGATTTTACTGCAGCCCATTTCCAGTTTTTAGAATTTGCCCCGTTAGCAAATACCATTCCTCTTTCAGGTAAATTTATAGTTGAAGGGAACCATACTTGACCATTTTCATCTTCATGTTTTAGATCTTTGTATAATTCAGGAAGAATTTCCATTTGTTCCTCCATAATTAATTCACCATCTCTCATTAAGGTGTTTGATTGAAAACCGCAACCATAACAAAAATAATTATTTATATCTTGGTTTACTTCAGTAACATAACAGGCATCTGATCCACATTTGGGGCAAATAGATAATTTATCAGTACTCATATTTATACTTTTTTAAGTTTTGGTAAATTTAATTTTGGAAGTTCTAATTTATTATCACCTCCAATTTTATTTAATTTTGGGAGATTAAGTTCAACCTGTTTAGGGAATTCTGGTATATTTTCTGTAAAAATAGAATCTATTGTTTTTTTCATTTTTTCAAAACTAAAATTAATTTTAGAATGTTTAGCTTGTTCTCTAGCTCCTGGGAGATAGGATTTGTATTTTTTGTGAGTATCCTTTAAAGCTTTCCCTAAAGCCATAGTGTCAACGTCAAACCATTTTGCTCCTTCTACAAACCAATTATTTCTAGCACTTGGGTGCATGTCACCTAAAGTACCTGGAAGTAGTACACTCATATTAGGTTTTAAAAAATCTATATGACCTGACCATCCTGTAGTTATAATAGGTTTTTTAGTTTGGGTAAATTCTAATAAGGGTCTTCCAAATCCTTCCCCTTTTGTTAAACTAACCATAGCTTTAACCTTTGAATGGTTATATAATTCATTTATTTCTTGATCTGAGAATTCACCGTGGAGTAAGTAAACATTAGGTAATTTACCTTTTACAGTATTTTTAATGTCTTGTATTTTCCTTAAAGTTTTCTCTCTATCAGTATAAGATACAACACCATGACTAGTTTTTAGGATTAATGCTGGTGGTTGGGGCTTGTTTTTAAAAGTCTCACAAAAAGATTTAATTAATAATCCTACATTTTTTCTATCATGTCCAAAGTCTCCCTGTATCCAATGTCCTACAAACAAGTAGCAAAAAGATTCTCTAATATTTGACAAATCTAAAGAAGATTTAACAGGTTTATATGTGTCTAAATTTAACCCTTCAAATAATACCTCTGTTTTAGTATTTAATTCTATGGTACCAATAATTTGATTTGTATTTTTATCAGCTTTTTGGAATTTACATTCTTTTAAAACTTTAATAGTGTGTTCTGATGAGCCTACTACTAAATCCATTCTATTACAACCTTCTATCCATTCTGCGGGACATAAAGTTGTTTCTATCCCTGCAGTCATCCCAATATTATATTTCCCTTGGGGCATAAATTCATTAGGAATTGTTAATTGTACCCAAATATCTGGTTTAGAGTATTGTTGGTTTGGTTGGGGGTAAAATAAATGTTCATTTAAAAAATTCCATTCTTTATGATCTTCTATAAAACCCCAAGGTGTATTCCCCCACCTTTGAGGTAATATTTTAACATCATATTTATCTAGTTCTATAATAGCTTTTGCTACGTCACGACCACGGCTTCCATATCCGCTGTATGTATCAATTGGACAACTTAATATTAGTGTTGGTTTACTCATCTTAGTATAATAAATTATGTGTTTGTACTTTTTTAATATCTATATTAGTGTTAATTACTTCATATTTTTCTCTAGGTTTCCAGGTACTGAATAGTTCATCTAAAGCTTCTATTACTCTTTTACCTTGATGTTTTGAAGTAAATCCTGCTTCTTCACTCATAGCCCATTCTCTCCCTTTCAAACCTATCTCATCTCTCTTTTCAGGAGACATATCATATATTTCCTTAATTCTTTTAGCAGCATCTTCAGGTTTACATCTATCATCAAAAATGTAGGGTGTAATAGGAGAACCTTGGATTGACCTACAAGCAGGGTAAACTGGGAGTGCCCATTCACCATGGTTTTTAAATCTACCAGTATTATTAGAAGGAATTTCAGGTGTTGGTTCAAACCAGTCCCCGTTTTCATCTGTAAATCTCATTTGATCTTGCATCCCTCCTGTAACATTAGATATAGTAGGGGTTCCTGCTAACATTGCTTCAGTTAAAGTTAAACCCCAACCTTCATTAGAAGTTAATAATATTTGTGCATCTGCTAAATTATATAACTTATTTAAATCTTCAATGGGTAATTTACTTGTTGAAAATTTTATAGCATTTGGGTATTGTTTTGAAAATAATAATTCTTCCACTGCCTTTAGATCCGTACCAGCTTCATGTGAAATTTCAGTATGTAATACAAATACACACTTTTCAGCCTTTTCTTTAGGTAAAGTATCTAAGAATATTTTAAAAGCCCACATTGTATCAGGAATTTGTTTTCTCCTAATATTTCTAGAATTAAAAAATAACATAAAGTCAACTTCTTGATCTCCAAACAAATTATTTTTAAACTGTTGGAGTTCTTCAGAATTTCTTCCTAATGGGACATACTTAGAGGAATTCAAACCATGTGGAACATATTTTATAACCTTATCTTCTGCATCTTCTCCTAAAACAATTTTATTAATATTTACGGTTTGTTTTGAAATACCTAATAAAGCATCACATGATTGGTAAAATGCTTTATTATATAAAGGAGCAGGATAATCATCCCAGATATTAAGGTAAATAATTGGTAATTGTTTTCTTACTTCACCTTCCATTTCAAATAACCACATAAAATATCTGGGGTCTGTGATAATAAAAATAGCATCAGGTTTTTCAATTTTAATCAATTGTCTTACCATATCAGGACTTCCATACCCATCTGCTGGATATAACATTACATTAGAATCATTTATTTCAGCTTCCTTATTTGTGTCTTGACTTATATCAAACCTTTTACCTTTATCGGGATGTTTAATAGCTCCTGCTATTTGAACCCAGTTAAAGTGTTGGCAAGTATGTACAACTATTTCTTTTGCAACTGTAGCTACTCCTGATGGGACTCTTATATCATCACATATCAAAAGTATTTTCTTTCTCTCATTTAGAGGAAGATATTTAAAACTTTTATTCATATTTTTTTATTTATAATTCTAAATTGGTTTGATTATTTATTTGTTTTCTAAAATCTTCATCCGTAAGATACAAATAAATTGCACGATCGGCAAGTTTTTGGAAAGAGAATTTTCTCTTAACACACTCTATTTTAAAATCTTGAAATAAATCACTTTGTATTTTAACACTTGTTAATGTTTTATCTGCTTTTGTTGACATTTTATTTTATTTTATTAATATTATATACGTAAATATGTATAGTTTTAAGAATTTGCACCTAACCCACATAGTTTTTTATCATCCTTAAAAGCACAAAAAGTACAGTTCCATTTACTTGGGTTAGGATCCATATCTTTTTGAGTATAGTGGTTACTTTCAAAACATTCATCTATAAAACTATTTATAGCATTTGTCGCTCTACTCATTTTTATCTTTCCTGAGGGAGGTTCATACATTTGAAATCTTTTTTGTGGGTAATCCCCACCTTCATAAACTTTTCTTCGAGTAATAAAGAATTCAATATCTATATTTTCCTTGGGAACATCAAATTGCTCCGCAAAGAACTTTTTATATAAAATAAGTTGAAATTGTTTATCTTCATCTTTCTTAACGTAATCTAATTTCCAACCCTTAGTGGAAGTTTTAATATCTATAATTTTAAATTTATTTATCCTTTCATTATACATTACAATATCTAGATATCCTATAAATAAAACATTAGGGTTAGATGGATTTGAAGACATTGTAATAGGGGTTTCAATTCCTACTAAATGCCAACCACGTTTAGAAAAATATTTACCTCTATTTTTTTTAAGATAGTTTAATATTTCTACTCCATCTTGATAAAATTCACTTAATTCACCCGGGTCTGAGAAATGTTGGGAGTTGTTTTTTTTATACTCGTCCTGGTAGTGTTCTCTAATCTTATCTTTTAATATTTCTAATATGTCTTCTCTATCTGCGGCAGCCGCACTTTTAGTATACATTACTTCAATATAATGCTGGAAGGCTTCATGTAAGGCTTTACCAAATACCGTATGTACACTTGGGGTGTATTTCTTATGACCATCTCGGTACTGTAAGGCCCATTGTTTAGGACACTTTTTCCACATAGAATATTGTGAATATGAAATATTCTTTTGAAAAGCATAATTAACTTCTCTTTTAGGAGTTTGTTGGATCTCCTTTACTATAGCTGGTGTTTTAGACATTTATTTTTTCCATTTATCTCTGCCAACCAACAAACCAATTATACCATAATTAGCCACATCTAAAAATGTGTCTTCCATTCCTTCACCTTTTACAAAACTTTTACCATTCACCAATAAATTTCTTAATCTGGATACTTTATCAGTTAATCTAATAGCTAATCCTGTTAGTGAAAATTTTTTATCATCTTTTTTGGTTAAATCTCCTCCTAATGAAATATTCTGTAGACCATAGTCTAAATGTTTACGAGCGAAGGTTTCATACATTTCATCTGTGATGTTTCTAAATTCTTTAGCTAATTCAGGATATTCACTTACAAAAAGTTCAAGTGTATCTTCTATTTCAAGTCTTTGTTCTAAGTCATAACCTGCACAAGGTGAGGCTTTTCTTGATTCTACTAAATCTTCTATGAATTTATCTTTCATGGGAAATATTTTTTAATTGCTTCTAATCTATCATCCGCTTCAGCTAGTAAATTTAATGCTTCTGTTGCATCTGCTAAAAAATCATTTGCTGTGTGATCACCAATTCCTACTGCTTGATTTTCTAATAAATCTAAAGCCATTAATGCTTTTTCTTTATCTGCTAAAGCTTGGGATTTTAATGCTGTTATAACTTTACTTTTTTTCATTTTGTGTATTTATTAAATGCTTTACTATAAGCTATACCCGGGGGCATATTTTTTCTATCCATCCAATCCAAAGCTTTATCTCTTACTTTTTCTTGAATACCTAAACTATAAGCTTTATGTAATATTTCTTCTACTTCTTTGGATTCAGTCATTTAAATAAGGGTTTTATCTCTTTACTATCTAAACCCATCTTGTATAAAGTTTGGGTTATTTCATTTTTACTCATTATGTGAATATACGAAAGGGCTTCTCGAGATCCAACCTCAAAGTAAGAAGAAATATGTTCTATTAGTTCTTTATTGGGTTGTTTTAATTTTGATTTTATATATTGTAACCAAATTTTGTTTTTTGGTATCATCTCTTTATAAAAATTGTATATTTCTTTTTTATTATTTGGCATTAAACCTTGTGCATAATCCGCGATTTCAACGTAGTATACGTGCATACTAATGAATCTGTGCACCATATATGAATTAAAATTTTCCCAGTCGTTATTCGTAAACTCTGTACTTGGTGTTTTATACAAAGTTATATGATTTAACCAATCAAATATATTTTTTATTTTATCTTTTTTTGGATCTTTCATATGCTTCTTTCATAGTTAACCCACATTCTTCAGGTTGGAAACCTATAATCATCCCTTCATCGTTAACACTTAAATCATCTTTAGATGAATTAAACCAACAATCTGAGTGATAATGGGCTCCCCAACCATTGAATAGTAATTGGGTTTTCATTATTATTTTTTGAATGCCCTTTCCTAACATTATATAGAAATATCTTCGTATTCTGCCCTTAATTCTTTAGGTAATGAATCTTTTATTATTTTTTTAGTTTCTAAATCATAAAAAACAGGTATTGGAAGCATTGCATCTTCATCTGTTCCTGCTACAAATTTTGATACTTTCCTAAGTACGAAGGCTTGACCAAATAATTTCCCCCCATCAAATCCTTCTATTGATGTAGTATTTGCAAAATCGATATTTAATTGTTGTTGTTGATTGTTCATAGCTTTTGATATTTGAATTGTTTAATTTTAAATTCTGATTGTGTTGGTGTTATTGTATTTATATTATAATCAACATGATTATTAATAATCACATTCATTGTTTTCCCTCTTAATTGGGACATTGTTTTTTTATCTGTTATTTTTCTAACTAATCTATCATTGAAATAAATTTCAATTGTGTCTTTAACCCATAAACAAGCATATCTGTTATATGTTTTAGATGGATTTAAAAATCCTAACCAGTGCTTTTTACTTCCTAAATTATAGTTATCAGGTTGTTTTCCTAAATGTATGTTAGTTTCTATTTTCCAAAATTTTAATAAATTTTTCCAATTAAAATCTAAATAGCTACCTTTGTCTCCAGTGTAACCTTCAAATACATCAATTTCAGGAGGCCAAGATTCAAAAGCCCACATCCAAAAAGCAGGCCATAAGTTTTTACCTTTTGGTAATTTTGCTTCTATTTCAAAATAACCATAACCAAACCTTTCAACACACGATACTAACCCAACTCCTACAGATATCTCTTTGTCTCCAAATTTTTTTGGGTTCTTATGTGTTTTTAGTATTAGTTCTTTATTACTATCAATTTCTATAGCTTCAGGATCATAATAACAAAAATCTTTATCTTGGTGGTATTGTCCCCACCTTTCTTGAGTTAACCATTCATAACCTGACCAATTAATGGTTTTCATATTATTTGTGGTTTCTTTATTTCTATTATTTTGGCTAAAGCCGAACTTATATTTATCTCTTTATCAATACGGAAATTTGAATGGTATTGGTGTTCATTTAATATTATAGCTACACTACCTTCTCTACCCTTAGCATATTCATGGGTATTATCAAATAGGGATCTATATAGTTCTTCAAAGTCTTTAACTCCCGAATCGGCAATTATTTGTCTTAACTTTCGATAATCCGTTTTTGGGTTTTTTAATTCTGTTATGATTTGTTTTATATAGTTGGATGATACAATAATTGATTCATCTAATACTAATTCATTATCCTTAGTTGATAACTGAATTGTATTTAACATTTTTCGTATATCCGGATGATGTGTGTTAACTATGTTAACGAGAGCTTCGATTTCGAATTTTGTTTTTTCTGTATCTAATATTGATTTTAGGTGTTTAGCTATCTCCTTTTTACTTGGAGGGACTATTTTTAGTACTTGGCATCTTGATTGTAGTGGGTCTATTATCCTTTCTACAAAGTTACACGTCATAATAAAACGTGTTGTTCTTGAAAATGTTTCTATTACATTTCTTAAAGATGCTTGCGCTTGAATTGTAAGGAAATCTGCCTCGTCGAGTATGACAACTTTAATCTGTCGAAACGAAGCAGAACTTGAGAAACTTGTGACTTTATCCCTAATAGTTTCGATGCCACGTTCATCACTAGCGTTAATGTATAAATAATCGCAGTCCAAATTGTTAACAATGAGTTTAGCAAGAGTAGTTTTACCCGTTCCAGCAGGTCCATAAAAGATAAAGTTTTGTATATCATCTTGATCTAAATATTTTTGTATTTGTGTTTTAATATGCTCATTCCCTACATATTCCGTAAGAGTTTTAGAACGATATTTCTCTACTAAAAGTGAATGTTCTTTAGTATTCATCACCATATATATTATATTTTTTAATTGGTTCAGGTTTTATTTCTTCTTCTGTTGATTTTATAGCATATAATTTACTTCCTAAAGGATCTAATCTATACTCACCCTTGAAATTAGTAACTCCTAAGTAAGCCTCCAAAGTATCTGTTAAAGATTTATGTACTACATTTTTAGAATCATCAACTAGAATCCAGTTATCACCAGGCGCTTTGCGCCTGGCTATTAACTCGTTTGTTTCTACAACCTTTGTTTTCATATTTCTTCTTTGACTATTGTTAATATACAACAGCTTATTATGAATATCAAATTTAAAACCATATTACATCATTCCCCCCATTAAAGCTGAAGGGTCTATTTCGTTAGATGAGTTTTCATTTGGTTTATCAACTATTGTACATTCTGTTAATAAAATAGTTCCAGCAATGGAAGATGCATTTTGTAATGCACTTCTAGTTACCTTAAATGGATCAATAATACCTTCTTCTTTTAAATTAGTTACTTTGTTAGTTTTAATATTATAACCTACCCAATCTAAATCTTCAACTTTAAATGATATTTTCTTTGCTTTATCGGGGGTGTAACCTGCATTAGTTAGTATTTGAATAAATGGTTGTTTACATGCTTTTTTAACAATGTTAACCCCAAATTCAAAATCCTTATTTCCTGTGGATGTAAGATTTAAAGATGATCCTAGTAAAGCAACTCCACCACCAGGTAAAATACCTTCTTCAATTGCAGCTTTTGTAGCATTTAGAGCATCATCTACTCTATCTTTTTTCTCATTCATTTCAGTTTCAGTATTCCCACCTACATGAACAATTGCTACTCCACCTACAAACTTAGCCATTCTGTCTTGTAGTTTTTCCATTTCAAATGGTGTTTGGGCTGCTTCTATTTGAGTGGCTAATTCTTCTACCCTAGCAGTAATAGCATCTTCAGTACCTTTACCATCAACAATAGTTGTTTTATCTTTAGTTATAGTAGCTACCCTAGCTTCACCAAACCATTCCCAACTAAATTTATCAAGTTTCATACCTTTTTCTTTGGTAAAGACTTGACCTCCTGTTAATGTAGCTATATCATCTAATACTAATTTTTGTCTATCCCCAAAATCAGGAGCTTTAACAGCACATACTTTTAGTGTACCTCTCATTTTATTAACAATAAGAGTAGCTAATGCTTCATTATCTATATCTTTAGCAATAATTAAAAGTGATTTATTGGTATTTGATACACTTTCTAATATTGGTAATAATTCTTTTACTTGTGTAAAAGTATGGTCTGCTATTAAAACATAACAATCACTTAATGTCGATGTCATGTTGCTATTGTTAGTAACAAAATAAGGTGATTTATAACCTCTGTCAAACTGCATCCCTTCAACAGTTTCTAAATATGTTTCTCCTGTTTTAGATTCTTCAATATGAACAACTCCTTCTCTACCTACTTTTTCCATAGCTCTTGAAATAAGTTTTCCTATTGTAGGATCATTGTTAGCTGAGATTGTAGCAATTTGTTCTAGTTGCTCTGGAGAGGAGATATCTTCATTAATTGTTCTTAAATTAGTTATAACTTGTTCTACAGCATTGTCAATTCCTCTTTTAATATCTACGGCATTTGCCCCATTATCTAATTGCTCTAAACCTGCTTTTACCATTTCTCTTGCTAATAGGGTTGAAGTAGTTGTACCATCACCTGCCTTATCTGCGGTTTTAATAGCTGCTTGTTTAAGCATTTGAACGCCCAATTCTTGGATGGGTTCTTCTAAGGAAATATTTTTTGCTACTGTTACCCCATCTTTAGTTGATTGAGGGTAATCATTTGGTTTTGAAATTACTACATTCCTACCATTAGGTCCTAGTGTTGATACTACAGCATTAGCTATTATATCAATCCCTTCAACTAATTTCTTTCTAGCTTCAGGTCCAAATTCTATAATTTTACTCATTGTTTAATAATTGTTTTTCTTCGGGTGTAACTTCTGTTTCTGCTAATACATCTTCTATAGAGATGTTATTTTTTAATCTGGCTAGGATTTGGTTTTCTTGACCTATATAAAATTCATCTCCTTTATGTTCTAATTTTGTAAATCCTATTGTAGGTAAAATAACTTTATCTCCTATTTTAATTTCAGTT